TGGCCAATAGACTTGGCCTAACCATCACGCCAGATACTCTCTGGGAACTGAGCCCGTGGAGCTGGGCCGTCGACTGGTTCTCGAATACCGGAGACGTTATATCTAACGTTTCCGATTTCGCGACCGGTGGTCTGGTTATGCATTATGGGTACATCATGGAACACTCAACAGTGTCCCGTACCTATTATCAGGAGCGTTCTGGCTATCTTATTAATAAGAAGCCTGCTTCTGCTGGACCGCTGACTTTGGTCACTGAGACCAAGGTGAGGCGCCAGGCTAACCCCTTTGGGTTCGGGGTATCCTGGGAGGGTTTGTCAACCTTCCAGGCCTCGATACTCGCGGCGTTGGGTATTTCCCGACGTCGCTAGTACAGGTCCACTGCACAACCACCAAAGCAGGTTTATACCTGCATAAGGAGCAATGCCTATGGCATACGCTGATCCCCAGTCCGTCACGATTTCGGGTACCACGATTTCGTTGCCCCGGACTAACGTCCAGAACAACAAGTCGGAGTACACGTCCTCTGACGGCCTGGTGAAGCTCACCGCGTCCCACGCCTACGGGCGCAGGACCCGGAGAGTTCTCCGGATCGACCATTCCAAGATCGCTGCGGACCTGTTTATCCCGGCACAGAATGCGAAGTTGTCGATGTCAAATTACATCGTCTTCGACGTACCTGTGCTCGGATACACGCCCGCGGAGGCTCTGGCGGTGTACAATGGCTTTAAGGGCCAGTTCACCGCATCGACCGACGCCCTGATCACGAAGCTCCTCGCCGGCGAGTCGTAAGACTCGTCTGCTTGGCTCATCGTGGCAGGCCATCGACGATTCCAGCCACATGCGAAATTCTTTCTATTTTTGGAAAGAAATCCGTTTGTGTTCTGGCTTGTCCTCTTCCTTCTAATCATCTTCCTTATCACACTCGCTTCTGCGAGCGGCGACAAGGAGGAGGCTTTGGATACGAAGGTTATCTTCCCAGTTCCTGGGATGACAACTAAGTGTCCTCTGCATACGAAGGATGCGGTCAAAGAATGCCACAGCACGCCAAATGATGTAGGAGGTGATGTTCTCAGCCTCCTGCACCAGCCTGGCACGTATGTTATACGTGTCAGGTAAGGGTGCTGTAGTGTTATGTTGTGGGCTTGGATAGCTAACGTAATCCATTTAAGGAGTACGGGCTATGAAAAGCCAACAACGGCTCCACCGCCCTAGGAAGGATGATCTCCTTCTGTGGGTAAAGATAGCAGAAGAATCTGCTATCCGATGTCGCACTAGCACCACCGCTGACATTAAAACTGTCAGCACTCGTGTCAAACACGAGGGGTTCTCGTTTTTAACGATCACCCTTGCTAACTTTGGGAAAGACTTTGAAGAAAGTCTTGACCTTGGTTATGTAGCTCCATCCGCTTTCTGTGGTTTCCACAGGGCGGGAGCTCTCCCCCGATTTCTCGGAGGTTTGCTCGAGCTTGTGTTTGACCGAGATTCTGGTCAATTGCTCGACGTTCCGAACGTAGACGCAATCAAGGAGATACGTCAGCTAACGCTGATGTACTCCAAGATCCAACTCCCGTGCAGCAATGCGCGTGAGAAGGCTGCGTATCGTGCTTACGTCGAGTGTGAGCAGGACATCGGCGTTAAATATACAGGTGAAACCTCCGGGAGTAATCTCGCAGAGTTCCGCCGTATAGCTAACGTGCTTTATAAGAGCGTTTGGACGAGCATAGATCGAAAGCTCTATGCCAATCCTTCCGTTCCAAAGCATGGACCAGGTGCGACTGCTGATAGATTGCATGCGAATGCAAAATATCGTCAGAGCACATGGCCCAGACGGTTGGACGTCCACTTCCCTATGGAAGTGTACCTCCTCCCAACTCCCGACCATGTCGAGGAGTTGGCCGTAATCGATGTCCTCGAACCCGAGGCGGAAATTCCCGTTAGGATAATTTCCGTCCCTAAAACGCTCAAAACCCCAAGAATTATCGGGATCGAGCCGACTGCTATGCAATATGCACAACAGTCCCTCCTCCCGATGATCCTCGAAGGGATCAAGGATTTTCATCTTGGTTCCTTTCTCGGTTCTGATGACCAAACGCCTAATCAGCGGATGGCTCATCAGGGATCACTTCATGGTGATCTAGCAACGCTAGACCTTAGCGAAGCGTCCGATAGGGTTTCGAATGAGCTTGTTATCAACATGATGAGTCTGTCTGGCCCTTTGCGTCGGGCCGTTCAGGCTTGTCGGTCGAGAAAAGCTCATGTACCTGGACATGGCGTTAAACGCCTTGCCAAGTTCGCGTCTATGGGTTCAGCACTCACCTTTCCTATTGAGGAAATGGTCTTTTTGACCATTATCTTCCATGGGATTGAGCGAGTGCTCAATCGCCGGATAACCCCAGGTCTCATTAAAGAGATGAGGGGTCTGGTGCGTGTCTATGGAGACGATATTATCGTCCCCGTAGATTATGTGCCTTCCGTTATCGAATCACTCGAGCTCTTTGGAGCAAAAGTGAATCGACGCAAGTCGTTCTGGAACGGTAAGTTCCGGGAGTCTTGCGGTAAGGAGTACTATGACGGCCATGACGTTAGCATAGTCAAGGTCCGACAGGTACTCCCTACTAACAGGAAGCACGTTGAAGGGGTTATTGCCACAGTTGCACTTCGTAATCTTCTTTACCAAGAAGGTTACTGGGCAACTTGCCAGTGGCTCGATGATAAGATCCGGGGAATACTAAAGTATTACCCGGTAGTCGAACCATCGTCCCCTTTGCTTGGGCGAGAGAGCGTCTTGCCTGGAGCTCGCAAGTTCCAGCGCGGTCGTTTCTCTCCCACACTTCACCGGCCTGAGGTAAAAGGCTGGCAAGTGTTGGCCAAGCTCCCTCTAGATTCCCTGGAGGGATCAGGTGCTCTGCTCAAGTGTTTCTTGATGAACAGAGGCCTCGAGGATATGTATGACGACCCGCGTTTGGCGAGTCGACTAGCATATCTCTGGGGGTCCGAGATCAACGAGGACCACTTGGAACGTGCAGGACGTCCCCGGTCCGTCGACATCAGACTGGGATGGGGCACTACTTGGTGAAATGCCAAGTAGTCATCCCCATGGATCACTACACACAAGTGTGAGTGACGGGCCCGTGAGGGCCTGGTGGGAGATCCAGGTGTTGCTAGATTCCAGTTTTTCTGGATTCTAGTACCTAGGTCTTACCTCGGG